GCACCCGTTGCTCCACTATATCCTGTAGCACCTGTTGAACCCGTATAACCTGTCGCACCTGTTGCAACAAACCCTGTAGCACCTGTCGCTCCTGGACCACCCGTTGCACCTGTTGCACCAGAAGGACCAACTGTTGATACTACTAACCATTGTGAACCGTCAAAGGTAAAGTATACTAGCACTCTAGCTATGTTGATGAGTAAGTCGTCATCATACCCATCGATGTTATGTCCATTACGTAGTATGGTTAATGGGTTTTGTTGCCAATTACCACCATCTTGTAATAGTATTGACATACCAGTCGTTGGTGTTGCTGGTAGTGTTATGCTAAAAGAACCACCGCTTGTATCAGCTATGATCTGGTCATACGCATACAAGGATGGGTCTAATACGATTGAACTCGTAACCCTCTGCCAATGTAGACCTGGTTGTACCCAACTCCTTGTACCATCAACGTTTGATGCTAGTACATAGCCGCTGTACGCTGGTAGTCCTAAGTTAGGTTCTGCTTCTGATAGTTGTAAAAACTCATACCTGTCTGGTGATACACCAGACGGTGGTATGACTTTAACTTTACCAGATAATATTCTAGCCATTTACTGATTCCAAGATACTTAATGTTATTTTAAATTTACTGTTATCACTCGCTGATACTGATATTGAGTGACCGGTTTCAAGTACTAGTTTACCAGTAATTGCAGAAGCTGAATCATTGCCAGGTATAAGAAAGTCTTTGATAAGCTCTGTAGTAGTTGAATTAAATTGATGTGTAAACGTTACTGTGCCAGAAGTACCAGAGACGTTAGCTATCTGCGCCATCAATATGATAGATGATTTACCAGCTGGTGCAGTATAGATGACTGTATCAGCTGTGGTTATTTCTGCTGTCGTGGTTTTAAATACGTTTAATGCTATAGCCATTATGCTGTTCCTTCGATTGCTAAGATGTATGGTGTTAAGATGGCAAATAAGCTCTTATCAAAAGAAGTACCTGAGATAATACCATCCGCTCTGTTAATTAATAGTCCTGTACCTATCCTAAAGTTACCTTGTTCATCTGTACTTGTAAATACTACTGAACCACCGTTTGTCTGTATAACCTGATTTTCTGGTACTGGTATACCTCCAAGTTGTGGTAAACACTTAGTGATGTCGTTACCTGAACCTACATACTCCATGGTATGGTCAGATGTTGATATGAAGCTTCGTCTATAAAACTTAGCTTGAGTGCCGTCCACGATAGGTGTTGTATCAGGTATAGTTTCCAATATGGTAACGACAGATATACCGGTGCCAGCATCTAAGTTTGGTGGAGCTGAACTAGGACCATTAGTAACAACATTATTAACAGTAGATATCAAGTTACTTATAGTGCTGCTAGCTACAGAACCTCCAGTTTTTGTTAGGTCGTATTGTTGTGGATTTTGTTGTAATCCACCTAATAGGTTACCTGCACTTGAATTAGTAATGATATAGTTAGCTATACTGCCAAGATATGAGAAACCATCAGTCGAAGGTTTAATCAAGCTTGGTATTGGATCAATGACTGCATACCAGTATTTCAACACTGCTGTTACAGTCTCTTGGTTACCTCCAAACTCCGTGTCGTTTGCTATCTTATCTACAAAAGTGCCAACATCCCTATAGCATAAAGCTTTATCATATGTATAACCAGGATTTTGCTGGTCTATATAAGCTATGACTTGTTCTTGTATGAATGATCTATTTAGTAATAACAGGTCTGCTGCATTACTATAACCTATCCTTGATGGAGGTGCAGTAAGTTCTCCAGCTACGTTAACAGTATACCATGTAGTCCCGTCATCAAAAGTTATAGCATCACCAACGCTTGGTCTAAACTCAAGCTCAGCGATAGTTAAAGATGATCCTATTTGATCTACACCGCTACTTCTACCAATCTGTTTTACTGGACTATGTCCATCAGCAACTAAACCATACGTACCGAACGATGAGTTAGAGTTTGTGATAGAACAGTATCCACCGTTTGTAGCCCATACTGCTATCTGAGTACAGATGGTGAATATAGAAACTAACTGTGCGTATGCTTCGTTATCGATATGGATACCGATACCGCCTTGGTTATACTGTGTAAACGCATCGAACACCATTGACTTAAGACCATCAACAGCACTACCGTCGATGTATACACCTTTACCAGTAGTAGTAAGTGATGTACAGTTTTGTACGTATGGGCTTCGTGTTATGTATGCAGGTACTGCTGTGATGTTACCGTTTATATCTCTTGGTGGGTATGCAACTGCCGCAGCAGGATCTAAATGTCCTTTAAACGTGAATCCCCAAATATAACTTCCCATATTAACATGGAATATATCAAGTGTTGGGTTTGCTGGTATAACGAATGTTGTCCTTAAGTTATCACCAATTATTGCACATGTTGCTGGTAATACTACTGGGTTTTGTTCAATATACTCACCAGACTTAACAAAGATAGTTGTTTCTGCAGTTGCTACTGAACATGCTTTCTTTATAGTTAAGAAAGGATCACTTAACGATCTACCCGTATTTGAATCTGAACCGTTCGTTGCAACGTATAGTACGTTGTTGACTACACCTGCAGAACCTGTAGCTCCTGATGCCCCTTGTACACCCGTTGCGCCAGATGCACCGCTTGCACCTATTGGTCCTGTAGAACCTGTGGCTCCCGTATAACCAGTAGCTCCGCTTGCACCTATCGGACCAGTAGAACCTGTGGCTCCCGTATATCCTGTCGCGCCTGTTGCACCAGTATAACCTGTAGCACCGATAGGTCCTGTAGATCCTGTCGCACCTGTAGCTCCTGTAAAACCTGTGGCACCTGTAGCACCAGTATAACCAGTTGCACCGATTTGACCTTGCGGGCCAGTTGAACCGGTTGCTCCTGTATAACCAGTAGCTCCGCTTGCACCTATCGGACCAGTAGCACCAATACCAGATGCACCTTGTACACCAGTGGCTCCACTTGCACCTGATGCGCCGCTTGCACCGCTAGCTCCTTGTACACCTGTTGCACCACTAGCTCCCTGTGGACCTGTAGCACCTGTAGTACCAACAAAACCTTGAAGACCTTGAGAACCGCTTGCACCTTGGTTTCCTGTAGCACCAGATGCACCGCTTGCACCTTGTGGACCTGATGCACCACCCGTTGGACCTTGTGGACCAGTTGCTCCTGTATAACCTGTGGCACCTGTTGCACCGGTAAGTCCTTGTAGACCGCCGTATGCTAAGTCATTCCATGCCGTAGTACCATCACCGATCTTAAATTTATGGGTATCAATCTCAATACCCATCTCTGCAAGTGCAAGGGTTGGGTTTGCAGCTTGCCATTCGGCAGCAGTACCGCGTCTAAGTTGTATCTGTATGTATGCCATTAAGTCACGCCACCTGCGTTAAGATCAGAACCATTGTATATAGTTGTAGGAGTACCACCATCAAACACAGTACCTGGAGCTCCAGCTCCAGTATTGATAGCGTTAGCTAATGCTGTGAAGTTGTCGTCAAGGTCTGATAACTTTGCAGTCCCGACCTTATTTTGGAATGTATTTGGTATTAATACGGGTGTTGTCATAGTAGTAAGTTATTCTCCCAATCTACGGAGTCCAGTAGTTTGTTTATCCAGCCAACTTTATCTTTATTATTATTTATCCATTCTACCAGGATCTTTTGCTGATATCTGGTTAAATGAGTGAATTTAATTAGTTGGTTCCGGCCAGTCTGCCAGTTGTTCTCTACAACTATAGTATACGTTTGCTGCTCATTATTTGCCTTAGCTATATAGCTATAAGTCTTGCTTACAGTAGGGTCTGCATGGTAGTAGTATACTTCTGATAGTGTACCATCAGCCACAGCCATGACTATATCACTCCAATGTGATACCGTCTTAAACTTATCATCAACAGTCCTATAATGGATCTCGTTATTGAACGCATCCGTATAGTAACCAGTGATGGTATTACCCGATACATTAATAGTCGTGTTAGGTTCTACTGCAGTGATAGTCACAGGGTATGCTTGTCCTCCTGTGGATACACCCACACCTGTAGCTCCATAAGTCGGTGTAGTACTAGCAACGTAAGTTACGTTTTGTTTTATGTTCTCAAGCTCATGGACTGTAGTTAGTCTTGTAGGTACTGGTGAAAACATTATTGAATCAGTAAGTACTGTCCTATGTTACCTACACGCGCATGATCCCTCATAGTAAATGACTGCTGTCTGTTATTTGTATATGAGAACGATACATGTATCCATACAGTCGATGTACCTGAATACTCAAGTAATAGTTGGTCATATGGTATGATCTGCTGTATAGCTTGGATAGCTTCATAGTGTTTTTGCCTATCAAATCCTGGTATGACCAAGTCCGCAGCTTGACCCAAATAATGTTGTGAAGTAGGTGAAGACTGAGCTACATCACCAGGTCTCCTGAATCCAGAAGTTATTTGGATATTAGGATATAACCCAATGATTGCTTCAAGGCAGTTCTCTGCAAGCCCTTTAAGGTTACATACGATCTGTTGTGGTGTTAACCCTTGTTGGGCAACAGGCATACGAGTACCGTTCTGTGTAAATGTTGCAAGCTTAAAGTGTGATGATAGCTGTAGGTCTGGACTAAAGTCACTCATACCGTTTATGATGTTACAGCTTTGTGGTAATGGTGCCACATCATTTGGTTTGACATCAGTCGTACCGTTAGTAGTACCAGAGTTAACTTCATTAGCGTCAAGCGTACCATCGCTGATTTGTTTTGCTATGTAGTCTGCAGGGTCACCTTCGTCAGGCGTCTCAAACACCGATGCAGCTTCAAGACCTCGTGTCACGACGACAAGGTTTGGAAACTCTGGTTCACCTTCTACAGTTGGTATAGATAATCCAGTCTTGTTAGCAGAACCTGCACGACCATCGCCCAAGTCTAGACGCACACCGTCCATGTTAAGTGTTGCACCAGCTAGTACGTTCGTAGAAGCAGATGACTCAAGGTTTAAACTGTTACCAGAGTATATGTTTGTGGCTCCAGTAGATTCGATGTTGACTGATCCAGCCATGAGGTTGAATGCACCAGCCACAGCAACGTTCATGTTGTTATTGACTTGTAAGTTAACATCACCTTCTACAGTAACGTTGAGTGCGCCCTTGATATGTACAAAGCCGTTACGCTCCATTATCTCATACCCATCACCAACTATACGGTTAACTTGTGTACCGTTTGCGTCTATCTCTGTAAATGTACCTGACTTATGGTAAGTATGGATACGTTCGGATCCTTTTGTATCATCAAACTCCATAACATGGCCAGACTCGGTCATCATTACATGGTTAAACGGGTACTTGGCATTGTACGGTATCTGTGATTGGTCCCATGTAACACCAACAGACTTGACTCCCTTATCTCGCGTTTGCTCTTTAGTGTATACGATGGTCTTACGGATGTCTTCAGCTCTCGCTAACTTATTGGTGTCTGCTTCATTGATGTATAGAGGGTACTTACCGTTTGGGTCTTTAAATCCTATAACTGAAGCTGAAGCAGTATTACTTAACCCTGATGCATTTGGAGTAGAGTCTACTGGTGGGTTTACAGGTGTATTGACAGGGGATAGATCACCTGATACAGTTGGCACTCCATCCTTCAAGAATAGTTGTGACTCTGCAGATCTGCGCTTTGTTAATCCTGCTAACACTTGTCCACCATCTTTATTATAGTTTGAGAACTGGTTTGCACACCCCATATAATCGGGTATGTTTAGTGTTGATAGAAGCGTTGACTTAGAGTATGTACCAGAACCAAGGTTATACACGAATGAACACATAGAATCAAACATCGATTGGGTTATTGGTGCTTTCGTTGCAGAGTATAGTATTGGGTATACAGACTTAGTGAAGTGTGCTAGTAAGTATTCGTTTGCTTGGCTTTCAGTTATAGTCATACCTGCTGTTACAGGTGATCCATTGATTGTGGTAGTACCATAACCAATCGTCCATACACCCGCAGAGTCTTGATAAGAAGTTAGTCTCAACCCTTCAAACTGCTTGATGAGTGATATAGCATCTGATGAAGCTGTATACGTATTTGCTGGGTTTAATCCTGGTGTATCTGTAGGAGGGTTTGAGTCAGTATTAGCAACTATATTACCGTTTACGTCTGTAGTGGTTTGCTGTGATGTAGGAGCAAGAAAACCATCTGACTTTAATATCATTTGGTTATTGTCTTGATCTATAGATCCTTGTGCTTGAGGGATACCACCGATGACACCAAGCATGATAGGCTGTTGTTCTGCCTCGTCCCTGAACATGATGATCACCCATGTGCCTTCGACTGGACCTAACGGTGTGGTACCAATACCAGATATACCAGCAGAGGTGACTGGTTGCATTGGGAATGCCCATGGTAGTTCATAAGTTGGTAGTACACTAGCATCGTAGTTATGTAGACCTACGACACGAACTTGACACCTACCAAGTTTTAATGGGTCTTGTCTATTCTCAACGCATCCTGTATACAACTTCATTATTGTCCACCTTTATTCAAATCAACTATAAACGAATCTTTAATTAGTTCCATCTTACATTGATGTGCATCCCTATCTATCGAATGGTTGATAGCTGATATCACATAGTTACCTGAGAACATCTTATCTTGTACATCTTTTGATGAGTCAGATGATTGTATTGGGTTAAACTTATTTAAGTTAAGGAATACCTTTTGCCCTACTGTATAATCTGTCCTACCGGGAACCAAGATCTCAACCCTTGTAGCCATAGCTTGCTGCATCAATGACATCCTTTGTTGGATGCCAGCAGTGTTGGTCGTATCAGTATAGCTGTTAAAGCTGCCGTAGTATTTACTGTAGTCAAACACTGTGGATGCAGACCTACGAACAGAGGCATTAGAAGCAACAGGATAATCGTTTAGGTGTTTATTATTCTTAAAGTCTGTAAGCATATCATAGTTCTTTACGACGAACTTCTTAGTAGTCACATCAAAGGTAATCATCTTAGAAGCATACATGCCAGACCTTGCTCTGTCAAGGTAATCAAAAGCTTTTGGTATACTTATCTCAATGATACGTTGGTACTCTGCAGGTATATCACGATAGCTTCGACCATCTGGTGTAAACGTACGCATGAAGTTATCTGATATAAATGTTTGTACTACATTAGAAGTATATAGGTTTTCAAGAGATACGAAGTTTAAACCTTTCCTGCTCTCAAAGAATAGATACGATAAGGAATTGTTTTGGTTTAAAGAATACTCTGCCACATGGTTGATACTCTTTACAGGAGACCAATAGTTTGCGATGAACTTTGTACTATTCGCTGTGTCTTCTATGTTAATGTTTTTCTTTGACTCTAAGCCATTGACAGTATCTTTAATGATAGTCTTTATTATGTCAGAACACTTGCCTTTATACGGTACACTGACTTTCTTATTAACATCGATTAAAGCTTCCCTTGATATGAAGTGTAGTTCATAGATAGCATTCCTATTACCCTGTGTCTCTCTGTTTGTCATCTTATAGATGTAGAACTGGTCATTGATGACGTTAGCTGGTCCTGTCATAGAAGGGGTATGGATAGCTATATTAACATACTCTTCACCAACAAATGGGAATAAGTTAGCAAGGTCTAATGAGTCTTTAAACGCCATTACACCAGATATGAACGGAGAGAATAAGTCTTCATAGATCTCAAGAGCTATGACTTGGTTGGTGACTTCCTGACCATACCCGTTTGCAGATATGATCTGTATCTTGTCTATGCTGACGTCGCCAGCAAACCGTATGACTTCAGCGGTCGCGCTCATTATATAATGTCTTGGAAGTTTTGTAAGATTGTATTAAGTAGCGAAGGAGAGATTAGTTTGATTCGTCGTTTACTTTCATTGACAGATATTTCATAATCAAAGTTACTTACCGATGCTGCACCCTCTGCGTTTGAGTTAACTACATATCCATTACGATCTACATAATGATGGGTGTTATACTCATTACCTGCACCATACTTGTTTGTTACGTATTGACTTAGTTCTTGCTGTGGTAGTGGAAAGTCGTTTATATAGTCAAAGTTTTCATTGCATAGCATGACTACCCAATGATAGTATGGGCTACCATATACTTTCTCAGCTATGATCTCAGGAGTCTCACCATCCACAACGTCATATTGATCATATAGTGTAACGTTTGAAAGGATAGCAGTCCTTACCCTAACGTTTGTAGTTACGTCAGTGACTAATTTATAGACAGTCTTACCATTAATCTGATAGGGATATAAGAATGTTGGAAATTGATCGAAGTACATATATTATAGACCGTCCTGGATCTTCTCTTTTGTAAGGGTTGCAAGTTCTTTAAACACAAGAGTTATGTTGATTTGTGTAGGGTTACCATTATCAAACGAAGTAAACTGACCGTTTGGTGAATAGTCAACTGTCATGTCTGTAAGTACACATGATGTATGTCTATTGATGTATAAGTTTTCCTGTGTACCATTATAGTAGAATATATCAAACTCAGAAGGATAGACGTATAAGAAGTTCTGTGCATCTTTAAACTCAGGATGCATATGAAGCTTAAACTGGTAGATGATGTTCTGTACATTTGCTGCTTCTTGAGCGTTTCTTGGATAGAATTGGTACTCAAACGTAAAGTCTCGGAACTCTACGCCTTTAAATATCTGTTCTTTCCTTGGATTTGGTGCTAGTCCAGTAAGCTTAGAGAACCCACCTGTACCAGGTATACTTAATCCAGCAGCAATAGCTGCAGCAGTTCCTTGGTTTGCTGCATCTTTTGAGATGTTAGATCCGCCTTTCTTCTCAGAGGCTTTCTTGAGTGCAGCTGTACCAGCTATGATACCTCCAATGATCTCATTATTTTCTGGTTCATAGTTAATAGTATACTTTGTAGACATCGTATTAGGATTGTGTAAAGCTATGGCTGTAGCTAATCGTCTTGTTTGTGCTGAGAACGAAGCTCCAAGTTTTTGTTCAGCTTCAGCTATTGGACCTGATGCACCTTGTGTAGCAGTAGCTTGTCTTACTTGAGCAGCAAGGTCACTGTTATCTCGTGGAGTTAAGTCTTGTACTGTCTGTACTTGACCGTCTTTGATTAGCTTTGAGTCTGCTTGAGCGTTGATATAGAATATAACGTAGTTATTACCATACTCACCCAATGAACCCATTAAGTCTAAAGGATAAGAGAATGAATCTACTTTATACTTGTTACTATCAAATGTAGCTGGTCCACCTCTAGCTGCATAAGTACTACTTCCAGAGTAATCACCTAACTTAACAGGGGTACCAGTAGTTTGGGTCGTTGCCATTTATAATCCTAAACGTTTATTGTTTATTTATAATAAATACCATAGATGTTCCATAAACGAATGTACAAGCCAATGTTTCCCGAGAAGTACGAGGGAGACCCCACTAATATAGTGATGAGATCAAGCTGGGAGACCCGCTTTGCATCATGGTGTGATAAGAACCCATCGGTAGTCAAGTGGTTGTCAGAGGAGACAGTCATACCTTATAGGTGTCCCACTGATAACAGGATCCACAGGTACTTTGTAGACTTTAAGATAAAGGTTCGTACGAAAGATAACCAGATCAAGACATACCTAGTTGAGGTTAAACCTGCCAAACAGACCCAACCACCAGAGTTTCCAGGTCGTCAGACAAAAAGATACCTCACAGAGTCACTCACGTTCATGAAGAACCAAGCAAAGTGGAGAGCTGCAAACGAATGGTGTAAAGACCGGAATTGGGAATTCATCATCATAACCGAGAACGAACTAGGTCTAAATTAGCATATAAATAACAAATGGCTACAAAACAACAACTAAGAGATGTATTTGCTAAAAACCAATACGAGTTAAAAGACGCAGCAAAGAGATCTCGTACATGGTTCCAGCAGCAAGCTAGGTTATTACAGACACAAGCTATAACTCCAAATAAAGTATTAAAGGGAGATGCAAGCGCTAACGTGACTTCTATACAACCTGGAAGCTTGTACATGTTCTTATATGATCCAAAGACAAAAGACGACCTACCATACTATGACGTGTTTCCTCTTGTATTCCCATATAAGAAGATAGGTAACAAAGGGTTTATTGGGTTAAACATGCATTATCTACCATACTACCATCGTGTACAGCTGTTACAAAGACTGATGGAGTATGCAAGTAATACAAAGATGAATGATACAACAAAGCTTAAGTATTCATGGAACTTAATAAATGGGGTGTCTAGGTTTAAATGGGCAGAACCATGTATCCACCAGTATCTAAATAGTCATATTAAATCAAATATGAGGAAGATATCACCACAAGACTGGACGACAGCTATGCTATTACCAGTAGAGCAGTTTGTAGGTGCAAATAAAGCAACAGTCTGGAAGGACTCAGTAGGAGCATAATGGCTACTTTAAACCAATTCATATCATCTATAGCTAATGAAGGGCTAATGAAGATGTCACGTTTCAACGTGACCTTTACTCCGCCTAATGCTATAGCTGATGGTCCTTACTTAAGGGATCTTAGGAAAATATTACTATACTGTGATACTATCAGCTTACCAGGTTTATCATTAGCTACCACAGAAGCAAAGACGTTTGGTGAAATAAGAGAGATGCCATATCAAAAGCTCTTTGAAACTACCAACATGACTTTCTATGTAGATAACGCTATGATAGTTAAACTTCTGTTTGATAATTGGATTGGAGCAGTACAAGATCCTGTAACAAGGTCTTTTAATTACTATGATGACTACATAACAGATATGTCAGTAGAAGTATTTGATGTCAATGAAAACAGTAGATACACACTAAACATGTATCAGTGTTATCCTAAGGCCATAGGCGCTATACAAATGGACTATCAAAGTAAAGACCTAATGAAAGTAAGCGTTACGATGAACTATAAATACTGGACTGCTGTAGGTTCTAAGAGTTCTATAAATGGAGATATATCTCCTGTACCTAATGCATACTTTACTAATTTTAATCAGTTCCAAACTGGAGCAAATCAAGGCATGCCACCACCGCCTCCTCCAATACAGAACGTAACTAATACAATACCAACGCCACAATTTTAAGGAGAGAGAAATGGCTGCAGCAAAAGAAGATTTTATGACCACAAAATGGAGACCGATGATGGCTATGACATACATGGCTACTATCATATTTGACTTCATTGTAGGACCGATCATATTCAACGTATTACAATACTGGAATCCAGGTCAGGCAGTTACAAGTTGGACACCACTAACACTACAAGGCGGTGGTCTATATCACCTTGCGATGGGTGCTATCCTTGGTATCTCAGCTCTTACACGCGGACAAGAGAAGATCGCTCAAATTAATGCAGGTGCAAATGATCCAGCACCACAAGCTCCTGTGATGAACTTACCAGTTGGTAATACACCACAACAAACATGGGCACAAGATCCAGTACAACAACAATCAGTACAACAAGCTCCTGTGACAGTTGATGTCTCAGTTGGTGCTCCACCTCCAGCATTTGGTGCACCACCAGTTGCAGATCCAACAGTAAGAGTAACACCTACGCGTAAGATTACGTAATATAAAGGTATTATTATGAAAGCTGATGAAAATTTATCAAAGATTTTTGATGTAGAACCTCTTAAACAGGGTGAAGTTGCAAGCACGGGACAAGAGATTGTCCCAGCTTCAAACAAGATGGAAGAGAACGTGGATTATGACTATGACTCAGCTCGTAATAATCTACATAAATTATTGAATCAAGGACAAGATGCATTATATCATGCTTTGGAAATAGCAAAGCAATCTGAGCATCCAAGAGCCTTTGAGGTTGTAGGTAACTTAATGAAACAGTTAGCTGACACTAATGAACAACTGTTAACACTAAGTGAACGTAAGCAAAAACTAGATGCTCCTAAGCAGCAAGATGGAAATGCATCTGGTAAGCAAGTGACGAATAACAACGCGATATTCGTGGGATCTACTTCAGAACTATCTAAAATGATTAAAAACCTGAATAAAAATGATTAAACCTACATATCTTTATATTAAAC